CAGGGCGTTCGGGTCGCTCTGCGAGGGCGACTGGCGCGGGGACGTCGAACACAAACTCCAGGGGTTCCTGCCGCTCGTGCTGGAGATCGGCTGCGCGCTCAAGGGCTACAAAGCCGACATCGTATCCCAGCAGGTCATCAGTGCCGGCAGCCTCTCGCCCGGCCAACACCTCGCGACGTGGCCGCAGCAGCGAACGGACGTCGGAGCGGAGGTCGCCGAGCGGCCGGTGAAACTCGGATGAGGCTCTCGATCGAGTCGACCGGAGACCTGGTGTCGGTGCGCGGCGTGGACCAGGCGAGCGCGGTCAAATGCTCGATCGAGGACTACGCCGAGGGCCTCGAGGCCGTGCGCGAGCACGTCGACGCCGCGCTCGCCGCGGCGAACGAGGACATCGAGAACGCGGACCGCGGCGACGTCGAGCCGCTCGATGGGGGGCCGGAGTGAAGATCGCGAGGTACAAAGACCAGGCGTCGCCCGGACTAGTCACCGACGGCCAGCGCTGGCCGGTCGCCGTCATCCTGACCGACAAGGACAAGCAGAACATCGCGAGCATGGCGCCGGGCGCCACGGTGTACGCATCGTTCCCGGACGACTGGCACCCGAACACGATCGCGGAGTGGCTCGACCTGCTGAAGCGCTCGGAGGGCGCGTGAAGGTCGGGACCGCTGAGATAGGCTTCATCGTGGACGAGTCGCACGAGGAACCCGGTGGGCTGGTGGTCTTCGATCGCATCCGCCCGCTGTACGTGTCGGTCGGACTGGAGGAGGAAGGCGTGGACGATCAACGAGAAGGACATATGGCCGGGCGGAACCGCGAAGCTATAGAGCTGCTCGAGCTGAGAGGCCGCTACCTGACGGCGCTCCACGGGATGCAGTCGGGGGTCGCGTTCCTGCTCGAGGGCCGGCACCCGGAGCGCATCGAGTGCGAGGCCAAGCACCTGCGCGTCGGCGTCAACTCGGCGATGTCTGAGCACTCCGGGCTCGCGAAGCTGCTCATCGAGAAGGGCGTGTTCTCCGAGCTGGAGTACACGCGCGCCGTAACCGAGGCGGCCGAGGCCGAGTGCCGACTGTACGAGGAGCGCGTGAGCGAGGCCGCCGGGCGGCCGGTGAAACTCGCATGAGGCTCTCGATCGAATCGACCGGCGACCTGGTCTCGGTGCGCGGCGTGGTGTGCCGGCGCTGGATCGGAAAGAGTGACGACGGCGTGGAGTGCGAGGTGTTCGTCCACCGCGTCGCGGTCCGCGAGGACCTCGAGCAGGCGGAGTTCGCGCGCGAGCTGCTCGAACGCCCGCGGGAGCACGGCGCGCTGCCTGGGAGGCCCGCGTGAGCTATTCGACGATGCGGTCCGGCCTCGAGCGCCCGGCGCACGGGTGGATGCTGACTGCCAGCGGCAAGCGCTTCTGGCCCCTCGACCCGAGGCCCGAGGACGTCGATGTGGGCGACATCGCGCACGCGCTCTCAAACCTGTGCCGATTCGGCGGGCACACCCGCGAGTTCTACTCGGTCGCGCAGCACTCCGTGCTCGTGGCCCAGCTCGTGCCGAGCCGGCTCGCGATGCACGCGCTGCTGCACGACGCGGCCGAGGCCTACGTCGGCGACATGGTCCGGCCGCTCAAGCGGACGATCGGCGACAAGTTCTCGCGCGTGGAAGACCGCGTCCTGGCGGCGATCCTCGCGCACTGCGGCCTCGAGCCGCTGACGGAGTTCGCCGACCTCGAGGAGGTCAAGCGCGCCGACGACGTCGCGCTCGTGACCGAGCGGCGCGACCTGATGGCGGACTCGAGCGCGTGGCCGTGGCGCCAGGACGAGCAGGCGATCGTGCCCGACGTGGTCAAAATCCTGCCGCTCGAACCGTCGCGCGCGCTGCGCTACTTCCTGACGGCGTGGGATGTCTTCATCGGCTCGTGGCGGGCGAACCCGGGGCCGCGGCCGTGACGCCGGCGAGCTGGGTCCAGCCGAACCCGCGACCGCTCGGCGCGCGCGCCCTCCTGGTGGGCGAGTCGAACCCCTACTCGCGGGACCCGGCGTGCGCGCTCCTGCCGTGGCCGCCGGCGAGCGCCGGGGCGCGGCTGCTCGGCCTACTCGGCTGGAGCGAAGCCGAGTACCTCGCCAGCTTCTGGCGCTCGAACTTGGTGAACGGGGAGGGCTGGTCGGCGCCGCGGGTCCGGGGCGCGGCCGCGGTCCTGATGGTCGAGGCCAGCGAATACGGGGTCGACGTGGTGCTGCTGGGGGGTCGCGTCGCCGGCGCGTTTTCCCAAGCGGCCGCCAACATGATGCGCAACCTCGGGGTCGAGGCGGCCGGCCGGCCGCTGGAGACGTGGGAGCGCAGCGGCTCCATACTGCGGGTGCCGCACCCGAGCGGGCTGTGCCGGGAGTGGAACCACCCGGGCGCCCGCGACCGACTGCGCCGCCTCCTCGAGCCATACCGGCGCGCCCCGTCGGTGGTGATCCACAAGGGCACCGCGGTCGGGAAGACGGAGGAGGCGTGGTGACCGTCCGCCAGCTCAAGATCGCGCTGTGGCCGGTCGGCCGCGTCAAGCCCTACCCGCACAACCCGCGGTTGCACTCGGACGACGAAGTGCGCCGCCTCGCCGAGTTCATCAGCACCGTCGGCTTCCTGAAGCCGATCGAGGTCGACGAGCTGGGCGTGGTCCTGGCCGGCCACCGCCGGCTCGCGGCCGCGCGGCTCCTGGCGCTCGCGCGCGTGCCGGTGCTCCAGCACCGCCACCTGGACGAGGGCCAGAAGCGCGCCTACCGCGTGGCCGACAACCGGCTCACGCTCGAGGGCGAATGGGACGCCCGGCTGCTGCGCCGCGAGGCGCGGTGGCTCCGCTCCAAGGGCTGGGACCTCAAGGCGCTCGCGTTCTCGGACTCCGAGGCGCGCAAGATCCTGGACTCGCTCCCGGGCGCCGACGCGCTGGACGGGAAGAAGGGCGACGTCGAGCCGGAGCTGCCGGAGCCGCTCGCGCAGCCGGTCACGCGCGAGGGCGAGGTCTGGCACCTGGGCGAGCACCGCATCGCGTGCCTGGACTCGACGAAGCCCGACAGCCTGCGCCGGCTGATGGGGAAGGCGCGGGCCGACGCGGTGTTCACCGACCCGCCCTATGCGATCTACGGCAGCAGCACCGGCATCGCCTCGGACATCACCGACGACAAGATGGTCCGCCCCTTCTTCCGCGACATACTCGCGGCCGCGGTTGTGACCTGCCGGCCGTTCGCGCACGTCTACGTCTGTTGCGACTGGCGCAGCTACCCATCCTGGTGGGAGGTCGCCAAGGGCACGGGCATCGTCCCGAAGAACATGATCGTCTGGGACAAGGGCGGGTTCGGGCTCGGCGGGAACTACACCAACAACCACGAGCTGATGCTGTTCGCGTGGGTGATGCCGCTGCGGAAGAACATGACGCAGAAGATGACCGGCGGCCGCGGCGTCCACGACGCGAACATCTGGCGCGTGAGCCGCGTCCCGCCGGCGAGCCGCAAGGGCGGCGTCGGCCGCGAGCACAACGCGCAGAAGCCGGTCGACCTTGTGAAGCGCGCGCTCGAGAACTCGACCGCGGCCGGCGGCCTGGTGCTCGACTTCTTCCTCGGCTCGGGTACGACGGTGATCGCGGCCCAGGAGACCGGGCGGCGCTGCTTCGCGTGGGAGATCGACCGGCGATTCTGCGACGTCGCCGTGCTCCGGTGGCAGAAGGCGACCAAGCTGGCGGCCAAGCTGGAGGGGAGCGGGCGGACGTTTGAACAGCTCGCGGCCGAGCGCTCCGCCAGCCGGCCGGGACGATGATCCGTGGCCGCTGGCATCAAGCTGCGCGCGTTCGCGCGCCTCATGGGCGTCACCATCAAGGCGGTGCAGAAGGCGCGCGACTCGAAGCGCATCCGATTGAACGCCGACGGCACGATCGACCCGGTGGCCGGCAAGCGCGCGTGGCGCGAGAACACGCTGCACACCAAGCGCCACCGATCCGAGGCCCAGGCGCCGACCAGGCACAGGGCACCCCGAGTGGAGCCCGCGGAGCCCGCGGAAGAGGTCGGGAGCATGAGCGCCGAGTGGCATCGGGCCCGCGCGGTGCGGGAGAGCATCCAGGCCCGGCTCCTCCAGCTCGAGCTGGAGCGCCAGCAGGGGAAGACGATCGACACCGAGGAGGTCCGGAAGCACTGCGTGAACGTCTCGCGCGAGATCAAGGACCTGCTCCAGGGGGTCCCGCGGCGCCTGGGGCCCGAGGTCTCGGGGCTCACGCCGGCGGACGCCACGCGCGTGCTCCAGGAGGAGATGGACCGGATCTGCGACCGACTCGCTGAGCCGGCACCGTCCACGAACGGTCACAAGTGAGCGCCGCGATCGAGCAGCTCGTCCGCGAGGCCTACGCCGTCGGGTTCCGGCGCGAGCGCCGGCTCACGGTCGCGGAGTGGGCCGACGAGCACCGCGAGCTGACGGGAGTGTCCGCGCGCGAGCCGGGGCGCTGGCGCACCTCCCGCACGCCCTACCTGCGCGAAGTCATGGAGGCGCTCTCGCCGCAGAGCAGGATCGAGCGGGTAGTGTTCATGAAGGGCGCCCAGGTCGGCGGGACCGAGGCCGGCAACAACTGGATCGGGTTCACGATCCACCGCAACCCGGGCCCGATGCTGATGGTCCTGCCGACCAGCCTGGTCGCGACCAAGGTCTCGAAGCAGCGCGTGGCGCCGATGATCCGGGCCTCGCGCGTGCTGCGCGATGCGATCGGCGAGCCGCGCTCGAGGGACTCCGGCAACACGCTCTTCACGAAGGAGTACGAGGGCGGCGTGTTCCTGATGGCCGGCGCGAACTCCTCCGCCGGCCTGCGGTCGATGCCGGTGCGCGACCTCTTCTTCGACGAGGTCGACGACTACCCGAGCGATGTCGACGGCCAGGGCGACCCGATCGAGCTGGCCGAGGAGCGCACCGGCACGTTCGAGGGCGTGCGCAAGATCTTCATGGTGTCGACGCCGACGGTGCGCGGCGTATCGAAGATCGAGAAGCACTACCTCGAGCGCAGCGACCAGCGGCGCTACCACCTGCCGTGTCCGCACTGCGACCGGATGGACTACCTCACCTGGAACGGCCGCGATTGGCTCGCCTCGAGCGACGAGGGATCGCACCACCGGATCGAGTGGCGCGAGGGCCGCCCGGACACCGCGCACATGGTCTGCGGCGGCTGCGCGAAGGTGGTCGAGGAGCGCCACAAGACCGCCATGCTGCGCGCCGGCGAGTGGCGCCCGACGCTCGACGAGGAGGGCCGGCCGGTCGGCGACGGCATGACCGTGGGGTTCCACCTGTCGGGCCTCTACTCGCCGGTCGGGTGGAAGTCGTGGGCCGAGTGCGTGCGCAAGTTCGTGAAGGCCAAGAACGACCCCGTCGCGCTGAAGAGCTGGGTGAACCAGACGCTCGGCGAGACCTGGGAGGAGCGCGGCGACTCCGTCGAGCCCCACGTCCTGCGCCGGCGCTGCGCCCGCCTCGAGCCCGGGCAGCGGGGCTGGCCCGAGCGCGGCCACGTCCCGCACGGGGTCGGCGTCCTAGTCGGCGCGGTCGACGTCCACCCCGACCGCCTCGAGGTCGTGGTCAAGGGCTACGGCGCCGGCGAGGAGTCGTGGCTGATCGACTACCATCGGATCGACGGCGACACCTCGGCGCCGACGGTCCCGGCGGCGAAGATCGCGCGCACCCCGGGACCATGGTTCGAGCTGGACCGCTACCTCGCGCGCTCGTTCCCGCACGCGAGCGGCCGCCAGCTCCAGCTCGAGCGCGTGGTCGTGGACACCGGCGGCGCCAACACCGAGGAGGCGTACCGCTACTGCACGGCGCGGCTCTCGCACGGCGTCTTCGGCATCAAGGGCGGCAGCTTCGCCGGGCGCCCGCTGGTCGACCGGCCGTCGCGGAAGAATCGGTACAACCTGCCGCTCTTCGTGCTGTGCGTCGACTCGGGGAAGGAGGCCGTGGTCTCGCGGCTCCAGGTCCGCGGACCGGGCCCCGGGTTCATGCACCTGCCCGACTGGGTCGACGACGAGTACCTCGAGCAGCTCACCGCGGAGAAGGCGGTGCGCAAGTACGTCAAGGGCCGCGGGCTCGCCCGCGTGTGGCTCCAGATCCGGCCGCGGAACGAGGCGCTCGACCTCGAGGTCTACGCCCTGGCGGCGCTCTACATCCTCGGCCAGCCGTTTGTCCGCGACCTCGCGAGCCGCGCGGAGAAGTTCTCGAAGCCGACCGGGAAGAAGGAGGGCGGCGAGGGGTCGCCGCCGGCGACCGGCACCCTGCGCGAGCCCGGCCGCGCGTTCCCCCAGCGCCAGCGCCGCGGCTGGGTGGACCGCTGGCGCGAGTGAGCCAGCGGGCTGCCGCCGGCGAAACGGTCCCAGCAGGACCGCGATTGACGCGGCTGCGGGGGGCGTGCTAGCTTGTGCACCATGGGAATGGGGCTAGGAACGCGGCGCGTGCTGGACTTCATCCGCGCCTACTCGAGCGAGCGCGGCCGGCCGCCGACGCTGCGCGAGATCGGCGACGCGGTGGGGATCTCCTCGACGAACGGCGTCCGCTACCACCTCGAGGTGCTCAAGCGCGCCGGGCTGCTCGAGCAGGACCCCATGGTGAGCAGGGGGCTGCGGCTCCTCGTGCAGGACGCAACGGCCGACGTTGCGAAACGGCAGGCGGTGGGCTAGGGCGGTCACGAAGCGACAAGGGGTTCCGGCTGGCACGGAAGCCGCACTACTTCGAGGCCATGAAGACGAACCGAGCAGACCAGACGAGGCCGCGCAAGCCGCGGCCGACAGCGACCGGCTTCAGCGACCTGCCGAACACGCGGTTGATGGTCCGCTGCGACTACTGCGGCCGGCTGTGCCGGCGCCGCGGCATCAGCGGCCACAAGCAGCACTGCGGTGGCTGGCGCCGCGAGTACGCGCAGGCCCCCGCGGCTGCCAGCCGTGAGGTGATCCAGTGAGCCTCCGGATCGTGTACGAGACCGAGCCCTGCCGGCGCTGCAACGGTCGCGGCATCCACAGCCGCTGCGATACCTGGGGCACCGCCTGCTTCAAGTGCGGCAGCCCGGGCAAACCGGGCAGCGGTCGCCAGCTCACAAGGCGCGCGCGCGAGGCCCGGTCGAAACTCCAGGCGATGAAGGACGAGACAACGCGCGTCCCGATCCAGCAGCTCGAGGCGGGGATGCTGGTGCGCGAGCCGCAGCGCGGCACGCGCCGCGTGCTGCGCGTCACCGAGCGCCGCGATCTCGTCTGGTCGACGAAGGTGGGCGACGTCGAGGCCAGCGCTTGGTACTTCGTCGTCGAGACGACCGGGCCCTCGCTACAAGTCCCGAATACGGCCGTCGTGCACCGCGCCCTCAAACCCGAGGAGGCGGCGGCCGTCGCGGCGCGCGCCCTCAAGTTCAAGGGCGTGCTCGATGCCCAGGTCTACGACTCGGATGCCCCGAGCCCGGGCGACGCGCTCGAGCCGGAGGAGGAAACGGAAGGTGTCGCGTGAGGGCCGGCCGACTGCTGCGCGCGGAGGCCCCCATGACACGCGACCAGGCGCGCGGGCACGCGCGCAAGCGCTGGGGCCGGACGGCCGAAGCCTTCACCTCGGGCCCGCTCTTCTACCTGCGGCGGAGCGGTAAGGTGCGCGGCGTCGGCACGAGCTGGGCGCTCGCCTTCGCCGACGCCGACCGCCGCACCGCGGGCGAGTCCGACCGCACCAAGACCCAGATCGAGCGCCTCCACTGCGCGCTGCGGGCCGCGGTACTCGAGCACGGCGCCGACCTCGGCTCACTCGGCTGCACCGAGCTGTGGCACCTCTACGGGGGGCCGCCGCCGATACTCCAGGGGCGCCTCGGCCGCGAGCACTACTCGACGCCGATCGTAATCGTGGACACGCTCGTGCGCTACGACGTCGAGGTCGGGCGCTTCATCGTCGAGCCGCGGGGCCCACGGCCCGGAGGAGGCACCCCGTGAGCGACGACCTGCAAGGCGCGCGATCGACGGGTGGAGCCTCAGACGACGCGGTCGCCGCGGTCGCCGCGCCCGACACGACGAACCGCTTCGCCGTGGGCGCGAGCTTGAGTGGTGACGTCATGGTGCTGGGGACGGTGGTGCTCCAGCAGGAGCTGGCCGCCGGCGGCCTCAGCGAGGACGACGCGCTCAACCTGGCCGCCTACCTGGTGGTCTCCTGCCCGAGCCCCGACGCCCCGAACAAGTTCGTCCGGCTCTTCGACGCGCTGAGGCGCTCGTGACGTTCGGCCCGGTGGAGGTCGCGGCGTTTGTCTTGTTCGCGATCTTGTGGGAGTGGCGGCGCGCTCGGCGCCGCCCGGTTCCAGGCGAGAAGAGGGAGCAGTGCAAACCGTGGAGGTGACGAGTGGATACCTACATCGAAGGAATGATGCCGTACGGTGAGGATGGTGGCGGCAGCGGCGATGACCCGCGCCGGAACTTCTGGGGGAAGTTCTGGGCGATCCTGCTCGGCGGCTACTGCTTCTGATACATGACAGAGCCTAGACCGGAGCACGGCGGCCCCGAGGGCGGCAGCGACGACGCTCCCGCCGTGCAGGTCTGGGCGCTCGGCTATCTCGGCCAGTGGCTCGCGCTGGCGGGGCCCGAGCGGGACCGCTTCGTCCACCGGCTCCGCGCCTTCGCGCGCGAGGAAGGGCTGCACGGCCTGACCGACCGCGCTGCCGCGGCGTTCGCGCTCCAGCTCATCCGTGAGCGCCAGGCCCGGCAGCTCCGCCGCCGCGACGGCAGCCTCGGGGTCTGCGCCGCGCTCGCCCGCTGGAGGGCCCGTGCGGCGGCCTAGGACCTGGTGGCGGCCCCTGGCGCGCACGCTCGCCGGCGCCCGCGGGCTCGAGCTGGTGCACGGCCTCGGGGTGGTATGGCTCGAGCGCCGCCTCGGCTCGGCTGCGGGCCGACCGCTCGAGCGCCCCGAGATCCGGGTGCGGCTGAGCGCCCAGGGCGAGGCCCGGGTCGTGGCAGCGCTCCAGCGGGTTGCCGCGCTGGCGCTCGAGGGGTCGGGCGACGCGCCCGGCCCGGACTCGCAAGACGCAACGACGGAAGCGTCCGGGAGGCCATAGAACCTAGACTTACGGCTGGCACACCCCCTGCAACACCTCTCCTGCGTGGAGCCGGACGCACAACCGGCCGGTGAAGGCCACCGCGATCGAGGATGGCACACGGCGGACGGCGCGACACCGGCTCCAGAAACTCGGAGGCGAAGGCGATGGAGACGACGACGGCGACCCGGTTCCTGGTCAAGGTCCGGATGAAGGGCGAGACGGTCACGCGGTTCCACCGCCTCTCGAGGCGCTCGGCGGTGCGGGTGCTCGCGCTGCTGTGGGTCGAGTTCCCCAACGCCTCGCAGATCGAGGTCGAGGTCGCGAAGTGACCGACCTCTTGCGGATGGACCTGGGCGTCGACCGCCAGCTCACCGAGGGGGCGGCCCGCGAGTGGGCCTCCCGCCGCTGGGCCTGCGAGGCCGAGACGGAAGTGCACCCGCACCCGCACAGCCTGGGCGACTGGGTCGCGACCATCATGGTGCGCGACCACTCGGGCCAGCAGTACCGCGGAATCGGCTACAGCGGCATGGCGCCGCTTGGCTTCACCATGTGGTGGAAGGCCGCGGTCGACCTGGTGCGGCACGAGCCAAAGGCGGAGGTGGCGAAGTGAGCGTCCGCAAGCTGTGGGTGACGCTCGACCCCACGCCGACCAGCCGGCTCGGCGACTGCTGCTTCGAGACGACGACCGCTGGGTTCGTCCTCCAGGTGCGCGGCGGACTCGACGCCGAGCGGCACCCGGAGATCCACGAGACCCATGACCACGCGCTCCAGGACCTCGAACGCCGCTGCTTCCACGACCTCGAGACGATCCGAAACCTCCACCGCGAGGTGCAGGACGCGATCGGCGCACCATCACGGAGGCCGGCGTGAGGGCCGCGGCGCTGCGCCTCGCCTTCCGCCTGCTGCTCCAGGCGTCGCCGGCGCTCGCCGCCGAGCTGGTGTCCTGGGCCGCCGGCGAGCTGGCCGCCCGCAGCATGTGGCGCGAAATGATGGGCGACGTCTCGGCCATGGCCCGGGCCCGGCGCGCCGGTGGAGGCCGCCGTGGCTAAGCTGAGCGCGCGCGGGCGGCGCGAGTACCTGCGGGCCCGCAAGGGCGACCAGGCGGTCGCCTACATGAGCGACGGGACCGTGCTCGCCCAGGAGCGCGACCCGCTCACCGGCCGCATGGGCCGCTGGCGCCACGCCGGCCGCTGGGACCACGTCGCGACGTCGCTGCCGATCCTGCGCGCCTACGTCGTGTCGCATGGATGGCGGATCGTGAGCGGTGACGGCCCGCGGGCCGGCTCGCTCGCGGCGTTCGCACGCGTGGTGGTCCCGCCGGGGGGTGCGTCGTGCCGCTGATTCGATACCAGGCGATCAACCTGCGGCCGAAGGCCCTCGAGACGATCGAGCGCGCGAACGAGATCATCGAGGAGTTCCGCGGCCAGGGCTTCGACCTTACACTCCGGCAGCTCTTCTACCAGTTCGTCGCGCGCGGACTCATCGCCAACACGCAGCGCGAATACAAGAACCTGGGGACCATCGTGAGTGACGGCCGGCTCGCCGGCCTGGTGGACTGGGACGCGATCGTGGATCGCACCCGGAACCTGCGCGCGCTCCCGCACTGGGAGTCGCCGGAGCAGATCGTGCAGGCGTGCGCGCGCCAGTTCAACCACGACCTGTGGGCCGACCAGCCGACCTACTGCGAGGTGTGGATCGAGAAGGACGCGCTGGTCGGCGTGATCGAGGGCGTGTGCAACACCTGGGACGTGCCGCACTTCTCCTGCCGCGGCTATACCTCGCAGTCCGAGATGTGGGTGGCGGCGCGCCGCATCATCGCGCGCACGGCGAAGGGCCGGAAGCCCTCGAGGATCTTCCACCTCGGCGACCACGACCCGAGCGGCATGGACATGACGCGCGACGTGCAGGACCGCCTCGAGCTGTTTGGCGCGAACGCCGTCGTCGAGCGCCTGGCGCTCAACACCGACCAGGTCGAGCAATACGACCCACCGCCGAACCCGGCGAAGCTGACCGACTCGCGCGCGCAGGCGTACATCCGGCGCCACGGCCGCGAGTCGTGGGAGCTGGACGCCCTCGACCCGCGAGTGATCGGGGACCTCATCGAGGAGGCAATCCGCGGCGTGATCGATCTCGAGCGCCTCGAGGCGGCCCGAGGGCGTCAGATCGCGGCCCGCGGGATGCTGACCGGCGTGGCCGAGCGGTGGGCCGACGTGGTGGCGCTGTTGGACGGGGAGGGCTCGTGACCTTCATCGACTTCGTGCAGGCCGGCTCGAGCGCGAGCCGCAAGACCGCGCGGTGGGTCGTGTACGCCAAGGGCGGCGGCCAACTCGGGTCGGTCTCGTGGTATCCCCGGTGGCGCTGCTACGCCTTCTTCCCGCAGGGCGGGGTGTTCGAGCGCGGCTGCCTGCGGGAGATCGCCGACTTCTGCGAGAAGGAGACGCAGCAGCACCGCGCTCGGAAGCGGGACGAGCTGTTCCGACAGGCGAGCGCCGGCCGATGATCCGGGTCGGTGACAGGTACGCGGACCGGCTCAGGCGCCGCGCGTTCGAGGTGGTCGGCACGAGTGCGCGCATCGTGGGCAGGCGGTCGACGGCGCACGCCTCGACCTGGTCACGGACGAACGAACCGACGGCCTCGCGCGCATCGAGCTGCTGTGCTACCACTGCAACGGCCCGGCCCTGGTGCGGGTCCGCGAGCTGCCGCTGTCGGCGATCGGCACCGCGAGGACGCTCGAATGATGAAGCGCCGCGTGCTCGAGCTGCTGATGGTGCCGGTGTTCCTGGCCGAGTCCGGCATGGTGGTCCTGTCCCTCGCGCTGGCGTTCTGCTCGGCGGACCAGGAGGCGAAGCTGCTGGCGCTGGTCTGGGCGACGACCGCCGGCTTCTTCGTCGAGGGGCTGCGGCAGACCGTGCGCGGGCTGTGGCGGGACTGGGACGACTGGCGCGCCGAGCGCGCCGAGCGAGAACGCGAGGGGGGATCGTGAACCGATTGACGCACGAGCAGGTGCGGGAGGTCCGGAAGAAGTGCCGGCAGATCGAGGCGGTGCGGCAGTCGGCCGGAGACGACGAGGGCGCGAAGAAGCTGCGCGACCTGGGCGACATCTACCAGCAGCTCGAGGAGACGATGGAGTCGCTGGCGGCGCTGCGCGGGCTCCAGATCTGGCGCAAGGCCGAGGAGGTCATGGCCGAGGGCAAGGGCCGCGAGGGCCTGCTGCTGGTCATGGTCCCGCGGGGAGCGGCCCGCGGCGCCGGCGTCGCGACCTTCGACCTCCAGCAGGTCGCCCAGGGCATGGTCCTGGCCGAGACGCGGCTCCGCTACTTCGGCGAGATCGCGGTGGGCGCCTACGGCGTCGCGGTCGACATGGCGATCGCGGGCCCGAAGTTCGAGAACGGTGAGCAATCGTAAGCGCCGCGCGCGCTCGAGGCCCTGCGGCTGCCGGTCCGCCGGCGAGTGTCAGCATTGGGCACAGAACGTTCCGATCAAACGGATGGCGCACACGGTGCGAAAGAAGATGCGCCAGTGGAGGGGTCGCCAGGCGCTTGACCGGCCGCGGCCGCCGATGGGAGGCTCCGCCCCGTGAGCACCAAGGCACCGCTCCCGCAGACGGCCGCGTTCCCGCGCTCGCGCGTGGTCGAGTCCGGCGGAATCCGCCGCACGGCGATCACGCTCGAGCTGCTCACCCGCATCCTCGAGTGGGGGACCGACAAGGCCGTGCCGCTCGACCCACCCAACGGGCTCCAGTACCTGGACGCGCGCCTCTGCGACGGCCGCCTCGAGCTGCTGGTGCGCAGCCCCTCGTTCGTCGGCGGCGAGAGCGCGACCTGGGAGACGGCCGAGTGGTGGAACCCGCCGTTCCGGCGGGTCGAGGCGGCGTCGTGATCTGCGGCCGATGCGGGAAGACGGTGCGCGAGCGCGTCACCGCGGACGGCTGGCACGAGTTATACGGCTGCGACTGCGCGCCGCGCGCTTGGAAGATCGACCCATCGGACGAGCGCAAGACGATCCGCCGCGAGGCGGCCCCGTGAAGTGCCTCCTGGTGAACGCGCGGCCCGACGGGTCGTGGCAGGTGGGACTCCCAGACGGGCGCGTGGTCGAGCTGTCGGCCGACGAGGTGCGGCGGATCTACCACGAGGCCTGGGAGCAGACGATGCTCGACTTCGAGCGCCGGGTACTCGAGGGCGGGCTCTTCCCGGAGGAGCCGGCGGCCTTCATGGCGACGCCCGAGCAGGTCCGGTCGCTCTTCGGGGGCGCGAAGTGAACGGCCACTGCACGGTGCTGCTGCCGCGCGGGGGGAAGACGCGCACCGACGACTGGGGGACCCCGGCGGCGCTACTCGAGGCGCTCGAGCGCGAGTTCGCGTTCACGAAGGAGCCTGCCCGCTCGTCGACGGGCGCCAGGCGGGGCTCCCGCTCTTCGGCACCGACGCACTGCTCGAGCACTGGCGCGGCGAGCGCGTGTTCTGCAACCCGCCCTACTCGCGCGTGGGGCCGTGGCTCGAGAAGGTCGCCGAGCAGCCCGCGCTCGCGGTGTTCCTGCTACCGGCCAGGACCGACACCGCCTGGTGGCACCGCTGGGCTCCGCTGGCGGACGAGGTCCGGTTCCTGCGCGGCCGGCTGAGGTTCGGCAGCGCGCCGGCGCCGGCGCCGTTCCCCAGCGTGTTGCTGGTTTTCCGGCACCCCCGCACGGAAGCGCGGCCCACGGTCGGGCCGCCGGACGCGACGAGCTAAGACGGCTCCCGGGGGAGGTCGGTGCGGGGGACCGGGCTAGGAGCCCGCCCCCCGGTCTCGTTTTCCGCGCAAAGAAGAATGGTGCCCGCGGCCAGTCGCTGATACTCCTCTCCGCCGTGAGCCACCAGAACCTCACGGCGATCCCCGACGTGCTCGTGAAGGGCACGGCCTACGACTACCGGCGCGGCTTCTCCGAGTTCCGCGCCGACGACGCCTGGACGCTCACCCTCCTCCTCTCCGGCCCCGCCCCCAACCTCACGAAGGCCGGCACGCCCAACGGCGCCGATTTCGACTTCGCGCTCTCCAACAGCGACACCGCCTTGCTCGCGGTCGGCGCCTACTTCTGGGAGGAGCGGGCGGCCAAGGCCGGCAAGAGCTACCCGGCGGCCTCGGGCGTGCTGTCGGTGGCGCCGGACCTCGCGACGGCGGCCGCGGGCACGCTCGAGACGCTCGAGGCCAAGGCGCTGCGGTCGCTCGAGGCGGCGATCGGCGTGCGGCTCGGCATCGGTGAGGCGGCGCCGCAGGACGTGATCGAGTCCTACGCCGTCGGCTTCCGCCAGTTCGAGAAGATGAAGCTGCGCGAGATGTTCGACCTGCGCGCGAGCCTCCAGCACACGGTCAGGAACCAGGCCCGCCCGGGTCGCTTCGGGCCGTCGGTGCCGGTATGGTTCACGGGCGTCAACCAGGAGCCGGGCGCACCCTGGGCGGCGCGCGAGTGAGAGCGATGCGGGGCACGAGCCGATCCCCCCTCCCCGTCGGGCGCTCCGGGGTCCCGGCCCGCATGTCGTTCGAGGAGTGCGCGCGGAGCGCTGACCTGGCGCAGCGCCGGACCGCGCGCCTGCTGCGCGAGGAGCGGTCCCGGCCCGCGCGCCGCGAGACGTTCAAGGCCGCCGAGGTGAGCCGCCTGACCGCTGACTGGGTCGCGACCATCATGCACCCCGACGACGAGATGCGGTGGAGCCTGCGCCGGCTGCGCGCGCGCTGTGGCGAGCTGTCGCGCAACGACCCCTACGCGCGGCACTTCCTGAACATGCTCGCGGTGAACGTGGTGGGACCCGTCGGGCCCAAACACCAGGCCCAGGTGCGCGACAACAGCGGCGACCTCAACCGCCGGATCAACGACAAGATCGAGGACGGGTGGGCCGAGTGGTGCGAGGAGTGCACCGTCGACGGCCGGCTCTCGTTCGCGGCCTACACGCGCCAGACCCTCAAGGGCACGGCGCGAGACGGGGAGGGCATCACGCGCCTGTGGCGCGGGTTCGAGAAGAACCGCTTCGGTTTCGCCCTCGAGGCGATCGATCCGGACCAGCTCGACGAGCGCTACAACATCCCGCGCGGCCGCGACGGGGACGAGGAGCGCGAGGTGCGCATGGGCGTCGAGGTCGACGCCTTCGGGCGCCCGACCGGCTACCACGTCTGGAACCGGCCGGAGAAGATCATCGGCATGGACTGGATGCCGCGCGAGCGCGAACGCCTGCCGGCGGACCAGATCATCCACCTCTACGACCAGGAGCGACCGAACCAGACGCGCGGCCTGCCGTGGTTCCTGGCGGTCGCGATGAACCTCAAGATGCTGGGCGGCTACAGCGAGGCCGAGCTGGTGGCGGCGCGCACGGCGGCCGCCAAGCAGGGGTGGTTCGTGAAGAAGGGCGACGCGCCGACCATCGGCGAGGGCGCCACGCCGGACGCGGAGAACCGGATCGCGATCGAGGCGAACCCGGGGCTGATGGACTTCGCCCCCGACGGCTACACGTTCGAGGCCTGGACGCCGGAGCACCCGACCACCGCCTTCTCGGCCTACGTGAAGGCCAAGCTGCGCGAGATCGCGACCGGGCTCAGCGTCAGCTACAACGCCCTGAACTCCGACCTCGAGGGCGTGAACTACTCGTCGATGCGGTCGGGGATGTCGCTCGAGCGCGAGATGTGGAAGACGATCCAGCAGTGGGTGGTCGGCCGCGCGTTCGTCCGCCGCGTCTACGTCGAGTGGCTCAACATGGCGTTGCTGTCCGGCGCCCTGGTGCTCGACTCGCGGACGGTGAGCAAGTTCTCGGCGGTCAAGTTCACCCCGCGCGGCTGGCAGCCGGTCGACCCGGAGAAGGAGATGAAGTCGAACGTCGACGCGATCCAGACCGGGCTGGACTGCCGCACCGACATCCTCGCCGAGCAGGGGAAGGACTACGAGGAGGTGCTCGAGAAGCTGGCCGAGGAGGAGAAGCTGGCGGCGGACTACGACGTCGACGTGAGCGGTCCCAAACCGACGGCCAGCTCGCTGTTCGCCGGCGCCGGCGGCAAGAAGACCGAGGACGAGGGGGCCGGCACGGTCGAGGGCGGCGAGACCAGGAACGGGAACGGCGACGGCCACCCGCGCAGATCGAGGGTCGCCGCGCTACTCGAGAAGCGCGGTACCAGGCGACGCTAGGGGAGGGCAACGACCGATGTGCTGCTCCGGGCTGACGATCGAGGTGACCAAGGGGATGGGCTTCGCCGAAGTGCTGCGCGCGATCCGCGCGGAGGGCGCCGAGGTGCAGACCGTCATCTGCTCGCGCGAGAAGTTCGCGACCGTGGCCGCGGCCTCCTCGTGGTGCCGCGAGCACGGCTTCCGCACCGACAAGGTGGACGAGACCGAGGACAGCTACCGATTCCGGCAGTTCGATCCCGGCGACTGCGCCGAGGGCGCGCTCGACAACGGGGAGACCTTCGCGACGATCCAGCTCACCGACGGGGTCCAGGCGGTCGTGTGCCAGAAGAAGGCCGGGCGGCAGGCCCAGGCCGTCTCGCCGGCGCGGCGTCGCTCGCTCCCGTTCGATGTCACCGAGATGCGCTACGCGCTCTTCGCGATGGACGCGCACGCGGTCAAACCCGAGGAGGCGGCCGCCCGCGGGCTCCCCGCGGCCGGCGCGCGGCCGAAGGACGAGGAGGACGACAAGCACAAGGGCCGGACGATGTACGAGGTCGCGATCTCGTCCGAGGCCGAGATCGAGCGCTGGTTCGGCATCGAGATCCTGAGCCATGAGGACGGCGCGATCGACGAGGCGCGGATGGGCATCGGCGCCTCGCTGCTGGTCAACCACGACTACGACCAGCACGTCGGCGTCATCGAGCCCGGGACCTTCCGAGTCGACGCCGACAAGAAAGCCCGAGCCTACGCGCGCTTCTCCTCGCACCAGCAGGCGCGCGACGTCGAGCGCGACGTCGAGGAGAAGACCCGCACGCAGATCTCGGTCGGCTACTTCATCAAGGACTACGAGTACGAACCCCGCGAGGTGGGGAAGGACGAGAAGGGCCGGCCGATCATCGAAGACGTGTACCGCATCACCCGCTGGCAGCCGGTCGAGGTCTCGATCGTCAGCGCTGCCGCGGACATCACTGTTGGCGTAGGCCGAAGCGTGGCCGGCAGACGGCCGGCCTCAACCGGGGGCGGCCCATCCGCCCGGGAGGAAACGATGAAGAAGAAGATCATCGACGAGCGCGGGGCCGTCATCGAGGTCCCGGAAGAGGACTCGCGGCCGGCGGCGACCGCCGAGCAGGTCCGAGCCGCGAGCGGTGGCGGCAAGGGAGCAGTCGCGGTGCTGGACGAGCCGCTCCGCAACCGCGACAAGGACACCGCCGAGATCGCCGAGATGTGCGACGACAACAAGATCGACCGCGCGCAGCGCAAGGCGTGGATCGAGGCCGGCCTGACGCCCGAGCAGGTCTCGCGCGAGATCATCAAGAAGGTGCGGACCATCGGAACGGCGCAGCCGTCCGCCGAGAATCTCAACAACGACCTGCCACTGCGGGACCGCAAGCGCTACTCGTTCGCGCGCGCGATCCTCACCGGCGAGGGGATGCGCGCCGGGCAGGACCCGAAGGGCGTCGAGGGCGAGTACCACCAGGAGATGATCCGGCGCGAGCAGCAGAAGCCGATCAAGGGCGGCATCCTGGTGCCGATGGACCGCCGCAGCGACGAGGAGCGCTGGCAGGAGTACGAGCAGCGCGCGGCGCTCGCGGCCGGGCAGCGCACGCTCGACTCGAAGACGCTCACGAAGGGGACGGAGACGGTGTTCGAGCGCCCCGGCGAGCTGATCGAGCTGCTCCGCAACACCGCCGTGGTCGCACGCCTCGGGGCCCGGCTGATGGGCAACCTGATGGGCCCGATCGGGTTCACCAAGCAGTCCGGAGGCCTGTCGGTCTTCTGGGTGGGTGAGAACCCGGCGACCGACGTCACCGCCTCGGACGTCGCCTTCGGGCTCGTGAACATGATCCCGAAGACGCTCCAGGGCACCACCGCCTACTCGCGCCAGCTCCTGGTGCAGTCGAGCCTCGACATCGAGGCGATGATCCGCGAAGAGTTCGCGGTCGCGCACGCGCTGCGGCTCGACAAGACGGTGTTCTACGGCCTGGGCGCCGCGGGCGAGCCGATGGGCATCTACAAGGCCCCGGACGTCAACGTACGCGCGGTGGGCGGCGGCGCGCCCGACGCCGACGACGTGATCCAGACCTCGGTCGCGGTGGCCGAGGACAACGCCCTGCTCGGCACCATCGGGTGGGCGCTCACGCCGGGGCTCATCGGGAAGCTGAAGACGATCCCGGCCTTCACCGGCTCGACCGAGCCGATCTACCGTGGCACGATCGTCGAGGGCGTCCTCGACGGCTACCGTGCCATGGGCACGAACCAGCTCAGCAAGGCGATGACCGGGAGCGAGGAGACCGGCGGCGCCGACCACGGCGCCGTGTTCGGCAACTGGCGCGACGTCGTCATCGGCATGTTCGCCGCGATGGAGCTGGTGGTCGACCCCTACGCCCAGAAGAAGAAGGGGCTGATCGAGGTGACCAGCTTCCAGATGGCCGACATCATCTTCCGCCACGGGGAGAGCTTCTGTAAGTGGACGGGCGCGACCGGGCCGTTCTAACCGGCGCGTGACAACCTGAGCGGGCCGGCCGACATTCCCCCGGCCGGCCCCGCGATGGGGAGGAGTGATCGTGAAGGTGAAGGCGCTCAAGTCTTTCAGCCTCGGCCACGGCCGGGACGTCGAGTGCGGCCAGGTGTTCGAGCTTCCCGACCCCGAGGCCAGGCTGAAGATCTCGCAGGGCAAGGTGGAGCCGACCTCGAGGCCGGCAACCGCGCCCGAGCACCCCGAGGCGGGGGGGGGCCAGGGGGTCGTCACGACCCAGGGCGCGTCCCCGACGCACCGCGACCCGGCGCCACCGCGCCGCAGTCAGCGGCCGCGCACGCCGCGGCCGCGGTAAAACGAAAGGACCACAGACATGCCTGCTTCCGCATACGCGCCCGCGATCGTCGACGTCGTGGCGCTCGCGCCCGTCGCGGCGCGCACCTCGACGCTGACCGGAACCGCGCTCGACTTGCTCAACTACGACGGCCTCGCCAAGATCATCCTGCACGGCGTCCGCGTCACCGGAGACCTGCTTCCGACGATCGAGGACTCGGCCGATGGCACGACGGGCTGGGTGGTGATCCCGGCCGGCGCGCTCGACAGCGCGTTCGCGTCGATCGTCGCGGGCACCGACTTCCTCGTGTCCAAGACGCTCGAGGTCGGGATCGTCAAGCGGTTCATCCGGTTCATCGGCACCGCCTCGAACACGCCGAGCCACAACTACGGCTCGACGGTCGCGGCGATGAAGAAGTACCGGCCGTAGCATCATGCCGACCTTCTACGGGGCGTCGGACTTCCGCCAGGCGCTGCGGATCGCCGGCGTCCCCGTGGTGGTCGGGGCGGTCAGCGACTTCGGTCTGATGGACGCGCCCGACGAGACGATGCTGACCGGCGAGCTGGCCGAGCACGTCGGGAAGTCGCGGACCGTGCTGGTCGAGAAGGGCAAGTTCGCGCTCGCCAGCGGCGGTGACATCACCGTCGACGGCGTCGCCTACAAGATCCTGGCGTTCCGCGACCTCGACGACGGCCTGCCGGTGCGGGTCGCGATCGGGACGGTCAGCTAGGAGAGGAGGAGGAGGGATGAAGGCGAACAGGATCCTGCTCGCGCTGCTCCTGGCGCTCGCGTGCTGCGCGGCGCCGGCGTGCGGGCCCGACGTCGACCACTGCGCGCCGCTCGCGCCCGAGGTCGAGGACCATGACGACGACGAGGATTGCGACCCGCCACGCTCGGACTGTCGGCCGGTGGACCACCCGAGCTGGCCGCCACCGCTCGACTCGATCCCCTGCCCGGTGCTTCCGCGGTGAGCGAGTCGATCGACCTCGGCCACGACCACACGCTCGAGTTCACGAGCTGGAAGCCGGACCGCGCGATCCCGCAGAACGCGGAGCGCTTCGCCGGCGTGCCCGACGTCGAGCGGTACGGGGCCGTCATCCGCCACCCGGGCAAGGGCGACGGCAGGCCATGCGTGGCCGCGGTGACGTTCGCCGGCCTCGTCCAGCAGCAGGTCGAGCCGGGGCGCTCGAGCGTCTGGACGGTCGAATCCTGGGAGCCGCTGACGCTCTCGCCGTCGCTGCTGTGCCATTGCGGCGACCACGCGTTCGTGCGCGACGGGAAGTGGGTGCCGGCGTGAGCAGCGTCCGCGAGCAGCTCGTAGTGGCGGCGGTCGCGGCGCTCAACGCCGGCGTCCCGCCCTGCGCCTTCGAGCGCACTCGCAGCGTCGCGCTGGTGGACGCGGACCTACCGCGCGGCGTGGTCTACCCGGTGCGCGACCCCAAAGAGAACCCGTTCCTCGAGGGCCTGGTGACGCGCTCGCGGCTCACGCTGCTGGTCGAGCTGCGGGCACTGGGCTCCGCGGTGGCGCGGCCCGATCAGGCGGTCGACCCGCTGTACGTCTGGGCGGTCTCGAAGCTGGTCGGGAACAAGTTCGGCGGGCTCGCGCTCAAGACCACCGAGGGCGACAACACGTTCCAGTACGACCAGGGGGACCGGCCGCTGTGCCTCCTCACGGTCGAGTTCCTGGTGGAGTACCAGTACCTGGCAGCCAACGTCGAGCTGGTGAAGTAGGACGACCGAGCGGGCGCCGAGCCCGGGGAGGAGACCGATGCCTCAGAACACCGCCAACGCCGCCGACGTCTACATCGGCCGCGGCAAAGTCTACGTGGACCGCCTCGACGCGAACCGGGCGCGCACCGGCGAGCGCCTGGTCGGCGTGTGCGACGCTTTCACGATCCAGACCTCCGACGAGGTCAGGGACAAGTACGACACCACCCAGGCCACGTCGCCGCTGCTCAAGTCGGTCAACGGGCGCCGCACCACCGAGATCTCGATGCTGCTCTCGGAGTGGAATCCGGAGAACCTCGAGCTGGCATTCATGGGGACCAGGACCAGCTACCAGCAGACCGGCGCGTCGGCGACGAACTACGTCCCGCCGGCGGCGCGGGTGAAGAAGGGCTACTGGTTCCCGCTCGAGGACCCGATCGGCACGCCGCGGCGAAGCGTCTCGACGGTCGTGGTCACCGGGCCCTCGGCGACGCCGGTCTACGTCGCGGGCACCGACTACATCGTCGACACCGTCATCGGCCGGATCTACGTCATCCCGGCGGGCGCGATCGCGAACGGCGGCGGCCTCGAGGTCGACTTCGCCTACGCGACCATCGCGGCCGACGTCCAGCCCTACGTGCGCGGCGGCGTCTCGAACTTCATCGAGGCCTACGTGCGCGTCGTCGGCGAGCCGGCGACCGGGCCCACGCAGCACGTCCAGGTGTGGATCGCGAGCCTGAGCCCCGACGGTGAGCTGCCGCTCTTCGGCGACGACTACGGCGAGTTCCGCATCCGCGGCCGCGTGCTATCGGACGCCGCGAACCACCCGAACGAGCCGAACTACGTGGTCGAGGAGATCGCGGCCTAGCGCCGCGGGGAAGGAGGACCCGATGGCCGAGAAACTCTCCCTCGGCGGACGGGAATACGTCCGGGCCGGACCGACTACGGTCCGGCTGGACCTCTTCGTGATGCAGCACGCGCGACACGCAGGGCTCGGACCGATCTGCGAGGGCGAGACGCCCGAGGCGTACATGGAGCGACTGCTCTCATCGTGCCTCTCCAGCGGCCGGGCCCTGCTGCTCCTCGGCGCGCTGCTGTGGCCGGCGGGGACCAAGCCCGAGCAGTGGGACGAGGATCTGGCCTACGCGACGGCCGGGCACCTCGGCGGCCTCGAGGACCCAGTCGAGAAGGCCAAGGTCTACGAGCAGGTCGCGAACCTGCTGCTCGATTTTTTCGCCGAAGGGCTCGGCTCCTGGGTCGCTTCCGTTCGCTCTTCCGCCGCGGCCGCCAGCCCGCCGGCGGCGAGCAGCAGCTCGACGGGCGCTACGGTGAGTGGGCGCCCCTCGTCCGAGCCCTCTCCGGCCACGACCACGACCGCGCCCAGCTCGTCCTCTCCTGGCCCCTCGACGAGGCCCTCCGCGCCTACTGGTGGCGGCTCAGGAGCGACGCCGCCGACGGCTACCGCCACGAGCAACTGATGTGGGCCTTGACCGCGCCGCACTCGAAGAAGCGGGTCCGCCCGCCCGAGCGCCCGCGCATCCTGGGGGAGCATGAGCCTCGGGGTTCCTGACGTCCGCGTCCGGCTGACCGCCGAGGGCGAGGCCCAGGTCGTCGCCGCGCTGCGCAAGGTGGTGTCGGAGTCGCAGCGCACCGGCGCCGCGTCGGCGCGCAGCTTCGGCCAGTTCAACACCGCGCTCGCCGGCACCCGGCGCCTGCTCCAGCAGGTGGCCGCGGCCGCCGGCATCGGCGCCCTGGTCGCGCTCGCGAAGCAGGGGAGCGAGGCGGCCGACCAGGTGGGGAAGATGTCGCAGCGGGTCGGTGCGTCGGTGCGCAACCTCTCGGCGCTCGGCTTCGCCGCGAAGACGGCCGACGTCGACCTCGAGACGCTCGGCAAGGCCCTGGTGTTCCTGAATCGGCGCACGGTCGAGTTCCAGGCGGGCTCGAAGGACGCGGCGCGCGACTTCAAGGCGCTCGGGCTCCAGGTGCGCGACTTCGAGGGGAAGGACGCGGCCGAGCGCTTCGACCTCATCGCCAAGGCGTTCGCCCGGCTCGAGGACAGCCCGGAGAAGACGGCCCTGGGCTTCCGCGTGTTCGGGCGCCAGGTGGCGGCCGTCATCCCGCTGCTGAACGAGCTGGGCGGGGAGGGCGGACTCGACGGCGCGATCCGCAAGGCCCGGGAGTTCGGGGTGCTGCTGTCCGAGGACACGGCGCGCGCGACCCAGGCGATCAACGACGACTTCACCATCATCAAGGAGCAGGTCATCGCCGGCGCCGCGCGCTTCGTCGAGGGGCTGGCGCCGGCGGTGCACGCGGTGCTCGGCGACGTCCAGGACACGCTGGGCGACAACCAGGACGCCTGGAAGGAGTGGGGCAAGGTGGTCGGCCAGACCATCGGCTTCGTGGTGCTCACGGTCTCCCAGCTCGTCGACAACGTGGTGACCGGGTTCCGCCAGCTCTTCGCCGCGCTCGACGTCCGGCTCGAGCTGGACCCGCGCAAGACGATCGCGAACTTCCGCGCGGCCGCCGACGAGATCAAGCGGCTCGAGGACGAGGCCGAGGTGCGCGAGGCGGAGCGCCGCCAGCGCTTCCTGCTGCTCGCCGAGCCCGGGCGGTTCGCGGCCGTCCGCCGCGGCGTGGTCGAGGCGCCCGTGGTCGAGGACGCCGACGCCAAGCGCGAGCGGGACGCCGAGGCGAAGAGGAGGGCGGCCGAGGCCAAGCGCCTGGCGGCCGAGCGCGAGCGCGCCCGCGTGGCGGCCGAGAAGGCGCGCTTCGACCAGCAGTCGCTGACAGCCGAGACCGCGCTCGCCGAGCTGGCCGACCGCCGCGCCCAGGTCGAGCAGCTCGTCTCGGCCGGGCTCCTGACCCAGGAGGAGGGCGCCCAGCGCGTGCGCGCCGCCCAGGAGGAGATGCTGCCGGTGCTGCGCGAGATCCTGCGCAGCTTCGTGCTGGTCGCGGCCGCGAACCCGTTCGACCAGGAGGCCCAGCAGCGCGCGCTCGAGTTCGCCGCGGCGCTGCGCGAGGTGGAGACCGACGTCGCCGCCGTCGACGACCTGGTGGGCCAGCTCCGGACCACGGCGAAGGACGCCTTCCGCGAGGGCTTGGTGAACGCGCTGACCGACGCGGTGCGCGAGGGCCAGCGGCTGCTCGACGTCGTCCGCAACATCGGCCTGGCGCTGCTCCAGGCGGTACAGCAGGCCCTGACGCTTCGGCTCGCGACCAGCCTCGCCAACGCCGTGTTCCCGACGCCGCACGCCATGGGCGGCCCCGTGGAGGGGCCAGGGACGGGAACCAGCGACTCGGTGCCGGCGATGCTCTCGCGCGGCGAGTACGTCGTGCGGGCCGCGGTCGTGCAGCAGCCGGGGATGCTCGAGGCCCTCGAGGCGGTGAACCAGGGGCTCGCGGCGCCGGTGCTCAACGGACCCCGGGGAGTCCGTCGGTTCGCCGACGGGGGGTTCGTCTCGGGCGCCGGCGTCGGGGGCCCGGCCCAGACGTCGGTCGCGATCGGGCTCGAGGAGGGCCTGGTGGTGCGGCACCTCGAGTCGCCGGCGGGCGAGCGCGCGGTGGTGCGGGTGCTGGCGAAGAACCCGCGCGCCGCCGGCTCCGCGCTCAGGAAGGGGTGAGTCGGTGCCCGACCCCGCGGTGTGGACCATCGAGGCGAACCAGGACGTCCGCGAGAGCTACGGCTACCTGACCGACGTCATGGCCGGCTACGACGAGACCGAGCAGCGCGTGTCGCTGCGCGCCGTCCCGCTCGAGGGCCTCGAGTTCTCCGCGCTCGCGACCGACGCGCGCGAGGCCGGGCTCGCCGAGTCGCTCATACACGCGCTCCAGGACGAGGCGATCGTCGTGCCCTACTGGCAGTACGGCAGTCGGCTCTCGGGCGCGGTCGGGATCGGCGCCTCGCTGCTGCCGATCGCCGACGCGCTCGACGTGCCCTACCGCGCCGCGGGCTACGCCGTGGTGTGGCGCGACCCCTACACCTGGGAGCTTTTCACCGTGGCCTCGACCAGCGGCGCCGGCGTCGCGACGTCGGACACGGCTACGATCGCCTGGGCCTCGGGCTCGGCGCTGGTGTTCCCGGGCCGTCTGATGCGGATCGCCAGCCGCTCGCCGCTCGACCACGAGAGCGCCACGGTCGCCTCGAGCCGCTTCACGTTCGAGGCCGAGACCGCGGAGCCGACCGCGGCCGCGGCCGAGTCGCTGCCGCTCTACCGCGCGCTGCCGGTGCTCACCGTGGTGCCCGACCGAGGCTCGGCCACCCGCGACGACGTCGAGCGCCGGGTCTACCTGCTCGACGGCCGGCTGGGGGTCCGCTTCTCGGACGCCCCGAGCGCCGCACCCCAGACGGTGCGCGACTTCGCGTGGCTGTGCTTCTCCCGCGCCGAGGCCCGGGCGCTGCGCGAGTTCGTCGACGCGCGCCGAGGCCGGGCACGGCCGTTCTGGATGCTCGCCTGGCAGCAGGACCTCGAGCTGAGCGCGGACCTGGCCCCCGGCGCCGGCGCCCTCACGGTGCGCGAGCGCGGCTACACCTCGATGATCTTCCCGGCCGGCAACGGGCGCCGGCACGTCGCGGTCCGCGGCCTGCCCGGCGGGGCGTTCCACTACCGCAAGGTGACGGCCTCGGTCGACAACGGGGACGGCACCGAGACGTTGACGCTCGACGCCACGGTGCCGGACGCGCTCCCGGCCGCGACGACGTTCACCACCTTCCTGCGCTTCTCGAGGCTCGAGGAGGACGAGCAGCGCATCGACTGGGCGGGCGGCCACTACGCCTCGTGCTTGCTGCCGATGCGGGAGCTGACCGGCGAGGCGCCGGCGTGAGCCCGGCGCTCGACGCGGACGGCGGGGCGCTCCGCCGGCGCGGGCCCTCCCGTGCCCAGCGCCCGGGGCTCGGACCCGGCGGGCGACCGGCCCTGGTCGCGACCGTCGACGTCGGCTACGACGCGCTCGAGCAGTCCCAGTACCTGGGCGAGCCGGTCGAGGCGTACCGCTTCACCAGCGGCGCCACGGAGTACCGCTACACCTCGGCCGACGTCGACCTGGTCGTGGCCGGCGCGACCTACACCCGCGAGACCATCGCGCGCGACGCGATCGACTACTCGAACGAGGACAACAGCGCCACGATCTCGGTGCGGCTCCCGCGGACGAACCCGGTGGGCGCGCTCTTCACCTCCTACCTCCCGCCGGCGCCGGTGGCGCTGACGATCTTCCGCAAGCACCGAGGCGACCCCGAAGTGGTGGTCCGCTTCGTCGGCCGCGTGCTGTCGTGGGGCCTCGAGGGCCCGGCCGTGGTCCTGACCTGCGCGCCGATCTCGCAGATGCTGCGGCGCAAGGTGCCCATGCTGGTGTTCCAGTCACACTGCAACTGGCCGCTCTACTCGCCCGGCTGCACGGTCGCGCGCGCCTCGTTCAAGGTGTCGGGGACCGTGACCGAGGCGACCGGCCCGCTGCTGCGCGCCGCGGTGTTCGCGACCAAGCCCGACGGCTGGTTCCGCAACGGCTGGGTCGAGGTCACGAGCGGCGGCCAGCTCGGGCAGCGCCGCTTCGTCGTCCAGCACGTCGGCGACGCCGTCACGCTGATGAACCCCTTTACGGGCTCGGTGGTGGGCGCCACCGTCGACGGGTTCGCCGGCTGCGACCGGACCGAGGCCACCTGCGCGGCCAAGTTCTCGAACCTGGTGAACCACATGGGGTGGCCGCGCATCCCCACCCGCAACCCGTTCGGCGCCTCGATCGACGGCACCGGCGGCCAGGGCGCCGGCCCGACCGCGCGCCAGGTGCTCGGGCTGTGAGCGACTCGACGAAGCCCTGCGGCCTGCCGGCCACGATGCGCGTCTACCACCCGCAGGAGAACGCCGCCGGGGGCATGCTGACCTGCTCGAGGCACGGGCAGATGCTCGAGGACGCCGGCTACACCTACTCGCTCCTGCGCCCGAGCGACCCACCGGGGCGCTGCGCCTTCCTCGAGCTGAGAGAGCGGGGGCGCTGATGGGCTTCTGGTTCACGCTCCTGCTGTGGGCCGCGGTCACGGCGGTGGGGGAGCTGCTCCGCCCCAAGCCGAAGGTGGGCGCGCCCCAGCCTTCGAGCCTCGGCGACTTCACCGTCCCGACGGCGGAGGAGGGCCGCGCGATCCCCGTCGCGTGGGGGACCGTGCACCTCAAGGGCCCCAACGTGACCTGGTTCGGCGACCTCCAGGTCGTGCCGATCACCCAGAAACAGAAGACCGGCCTGTTCTCGAGCACGCGCGTGATCACCGGCTACCGCTACTACCTCGGGCTCCAGCTCGGACTGTGCCACGGCCCGATCGACGAGCTGCTCGAGGTGCGCTTCGACGACCGCTCCGTGCCGGGCTCGACCATCACGGTGGTGGACGGCAAGAACGTGGTGAAGTTCCGGCAGGGGAACGACGTGCCGATCTTCGCGACCGTCCCGGTCGGCTCCTACTCCACGCTCGAGAGCCTGGCAGCCGCGGCCGAGACCGCGATGCGCACCGCGAGCGGCGGCAGCGGGAACTACGTGGTCTACGGCTTCGAGATCCGCGCGCCGCACAACCTCGTGACTTATCAGGTGGACGTCGGCGGCGTCCCGGACTCTCAGGCGACGACGATGCCCGCCGGGGTCTACGGCAGCGGGCAGGAGCTGGCGAACGCCTGGGCGGCCGCGGTCAACGCGAAGGAGGCGATCGTCGGCGGTGGCGCGCGCATCGAGGTGACCGGGACCTACACCGGCGCGCGCTTCTCGTTCACCGCGGTGCCGAAGAAGGCCGGGATCACCGGCTGGCACGTCGCGGTGCCGGTGGTCGGCGACCGCGACGACTCGGTGCTCCCGGTGCTCGGCTTCGCGCCCCAGGAGGACGTCGCGGCCGCGACCATGCCAGGCACCTGCACCAGCCCCTACCCGCACCAGCCCAAGCGGTTCGTCTTCGCCTCCATCAGCGGCATCGGCGGGTTCCCGTTCCGGCTCATGCTCCAGGACGCGGACTTCACGGCGGCCGGGCTCTTCGGGCTCCCGACCGGCGCCGAGCTGAGCGGCCGCAACATCGAGGCGAGCCAGGACCTCGACCTGCACGGCATCGTCGTGACGCAGACGACCGACCAGTTCACGATCGCGATCAACCAGCCGAGCCTGTTCGGCGGCGACGAGCGCGAGGGCGGCATCGCCGGCACCATCGACCTCTACCGCGGGACGCTGACGCAGGACCCCAACGCCTACCTCGAGGCCGTGCTCGGCGTCTCGCTGCCCGGCTACCGGGGCGTGTGCTACGCCGTGTGCCGCGGCGGACTCAACCTCGGCGCCGCGCGGTCGATCCTCATCGGCCCGAGCGCCGCGCAGGTCCGCTCGGGCATGTACGTCGGCACCTCGCCGTTCATCAAGAACATCTCGTTCGTGCTGCGGCGCACCCCGAACCCGATCGGGCTCACGGCCGGGCGCGAGAACGTCGGCGGCGACGCGAACCCCGCTTGCGTGCTCTACGAGATCCTGACTGACCAGCGCTGGGGCGCCGGCATCCCGGCGTCGCTGGTCTACACCGCCAGCTTCGTCGCCGCCGGCGAGGCGCTCTTCGCCGAGGGGCTCGGGGTCTCCATGGTGGCGGACTCGCAGGCCTCGGCCTACGACCTGGTCGCCGAGGTGCTGCGCCACGTCGACGGCGTCATCTACGCCGACCCCTCGAGCGGGCTGCTCACGCTCAAGCTGGCGCGCGCCGACTACCACGTCCCGAGCCTGCCGGTGCTCGACCCCTCGAGCATCGAGAGCTGCCGTATCTCGCGGCCGGCCTGGGACGAGCTGAAGAACTCGGTGAAGGTCCACTACGTCGACCGCTCCGCGAACTTCACCGAGCGCGTGGCGGCCGTCCAGGACCTGGCGCAGCTCGAGGCGCGCGGGGGCGAGGTCTCCGAGGAGGAGTATTCCTTCCGCGGGCTCTCGAACGCGGCCGCGGCGCAGGCGAAGGCCGCGGGACTGCTGAAGACGAACAGCTACCCGCTCGCCCCGCTCGAGCTGGTGGTGAACCGCCGGGCGGCACGCCTGCGGCCCGGGGACGCCTTCCGGCTGACCTGGCCGCCGGACGGGATCTCGGACATGGTCGCGCGCGCGACCCGCGTCCGGGACGGCGAGCCGCGCGACGGCCGCGTGGTGGTGGACGCGGTCGAGGACGTCTTCGCCGTCGACTGGACGGGCTACGACCCGCCGGCGCCGTCCGAGTGGGTCGACCCGGTGGGGGCGCCCCAGCAGCTCGGCGCGGCCGCGCTGCTCGAGTGCCCGTACGCCCTGGTGGTCGGGCCCGAGCGCCTGGCGCTGAGCCTCGGGGCCCGCGCCGCAGCCGGCGGCCTGCTGCTCGGCTACCAGGTGTGGAGCGACCCGACCGGCGGCACCGACTTGGCGCTCACGAACGAGGTGCGCGAGCTGACTCCCACCGGGCTCTTGTCCGGCGGCCTCGACTACACCGGCGGCACCTTCCGCCTGATGTCCCCGGTCGGCGTCGCGGCGCTCGAGGCCGCCAACAACCAGGACTTCGCCGCCGGGCGCAACCTGGTGCTCATCGACCAGGAGTTCATCGCCTGGCAAGGCATCGCCCAGAACGCCGACGGCAGCTTCACGATCACGGGCTGCGTGCGCGGCGTCGCCGACACCACGCCGGCGCTCCACGGCGACCAGGCGCGCTGCTGGTTCGTGACCGGCGGCGCCGGCCTGGTCACGAACGGCGCCTACCAGGCCGACGTCCTGGTGCGCGCGAAGCTACTCGCGTTCAACAGCGTGGGCGTGGTCGAGCTGGGCGACGCGCCGCTGCTCTCGCTCCAGCTCGCCTCGCGCGCCGCGCGGCCCTACGTGCCGACGGCTATCCTGGTCAACGGCGCCAGCTACCCGTCGGTGGTCTCGGGCGCGCTCACCGTGTCGTGGTCGCACCGGAACCGCCTGGGCGAGTGGGGGTACGACGACGCCGGCGCGACCGCGAGTCCCGAGCCCGGCACGACCTACACGCTGCGGCTCTACGGCGAGGACGGGCTGCTCAAGCAGACGTACTCCGGCATCACCGGGACCTCGCAGGCGTGGTCGACCGAGGTGGCCGACTCCGGGCTCGGGCGCTTGAACAACGTCTTGCGGATGGAACTTGAATCGGTCGTGTCCGGCGTGGTCTCGTACCAGGTGTTCAACTTCACCGTGTGGCGCGACGTCGTCGCCCCGCTGCTGGGGATGGGGATCGCGCGGCCGGTGCTCTCGAAGCGGCGCGGCCAGCGGCTGGCGCGCGCCGTCAGCAGCCAGCTCAGCACGCAACCCGGAGAGTGAGGCGATGGCGGAGCAGGCGTTGGACTTGAGCGGCGGGCTCCCGGACTGTAGGTCGCGGGAGCAGCGCGGGCAGATACGGACCCCGTTCGGGCTGGCGAGCCCGGTCTACTGCGCGAGCTGCGGGCGGATGAACGGCTACACGTTCGCCGACACGGCGCACCTTTTCTACCTGTGCAACGACTGCGACGAGTACGGCGCGGGGCTCGACCTGCCGGTCGTGGACCCCGGGACCGTGGCCGCAGTGAAAGGAGGAGGCTGATGTTCTACTACGACGTAAACGCGGCCCAGACCACGAACGGCACGGCCAACACCGAGAACCAGTCGGCGCGGTTCCTGACCGTCGCGAACCAGCGGACCGCGGGCATCATGGGGCTGTACGCTTCCGCGCGCATGACGGCGGCCGGCGGGCTCATCATGCGACTCAACACCATGGCGGTGGCCGGGACCGCCGGCTCGGCGTACACGCCCGGCAAGCGGGACCCGGACGCGCCGGCGGCCGGCACCACGGTGTTCACCGCGCACACCGTCGGGACCACGCCGAAGACGCGCATGCACGTCGGCGTGGCGGCCCAGGGTGGGTACGGCGGATGGTTCGCCGCGACCCAGGAGCAGTCGGTGATCCTGAAGCCGAACGGCGGCGCCACCGGGAACGCCGAGCTGACGAACATCGCGGGGCTCGCGTCGGTGAACTTCGACTTCTCGATGGAGTTCGCCGAGTTCTAGCAGCACTGCCAGGGGGCGGGGCGCCGGCCGACACGGCGGCGCCCCGGACCCGCTCGAGCATGAGGGGGAGGGGCCGTGCGCCTGGTGCTGACGCTGAACGACGGCAAGAGCGTCGTCTGCGAGGACGTCGAGGACCTGTTCTTCTGCGCGCGCCAGCCGGAGACGCTCAAGGGACCGACGGACCAGCCGGTGACCGAGCTGCGCACGAGGTCGTGGTCTTGGACCACGCCGGCCGGCAACCGGGAGATCCTGAAGGAGCTGCGCCAGGCGGTGGCGGAGCTGGAGGAGCGCGAGCGCGCCGCCCAGCGGCAGCCCCAGGAGCCCGCCGGTGGCAGTAGATAGCGGCGTCATCGTCGGCTGGCCGTCGACCGCGGCTTCGATCCCGAGCGGCTGGAGCCGCAAGTCCGCCCTCGACTCGCGCTACCTGCGCGGCTCGTCCGCCGGCGCCGACGCGGACCTCACCACCGACAACGGCGCGCTCACCCACACCCACACCAGCCCGGCGCACACCCCGACCCAGGCCGCCCACGTCCACGGCGGCATCATCTTCGCCAGCCACACCGCGCCCGAGTGGGAGGGCAGCGCGCCGCGCGACACGGTCGCGCAGTCGCACAGCCACGCCACGATCACCTCGACCAGCGAGACCGCGGTCACGAACTCCGCGGCGCTGTCGGTCGACGCCGCCTCGAACGACCCGGTGTTCGCGACCGTAATCTGGATCGAGAGCGACGGCACGCCGGCCGGCATCCCAGTCGGCGCCGTCGCCTTCTTCGCCTCGGACTCGCTGCCGTCCGGCTGGACGCGCGTCGACGGCGACAGCTTCCTGAAGGGCGCCGCGGCCGGCGCCGACGGCGGCGGATCGGGCGGCGCGGCGACGCACGCCCACACCCACGCGAGTCACGTCCACACCGCGCAGGCGCACCAACACTTCGGGAACTCCACCGACGGCGCCAGCGTCGCCACCAACAACATCGCGAACCCCAACGCGATCGGGTTCGCCACCGTCGCCCACGTCCACACCTTCGACACGACGGCCGCGACCCAGACGATCAACGCCTACACCGTCACGATCAACGCGGCGGACGGCCAGCCGCCGTTCCGGAAGATCAACGTGGTGCGCAACGACGGCGCGAGCCCGGATATACCGGGAAACATCATCGGCGTCTGGGGCGGGACCGCGGCCTCCATCCCGGCCGGCTGGTCGCGCTTCTCGAACCTGGACGACCAGTTCGTGAAGGGCGCGGCGGCGAACGGGCAGAGCGACGTCGACACCGGCGGCGCGACCTCGCACGGGCACACCGCCGCGGACTGCCAGCCGACCATCGTCAACCACGACCACTCGGGGGCGACTAACTGGTCGATCGTCGGGACCCTGCTGGCGACCGACGCCGCGGCGCCCGGCAGCAACCGGCGCGGGGCGCTCGAGGAGCACACGCACGGGATCACGGGCATCAGCGGGGCCGCCACCAGCCACAACGCTGTGGCGGTGACGATCGACGCCTGCTCGACGAACGCCGCGCTGCCGCAGTACCGGCGCGTCATCTTCATCCAGTTCACGGGCGGCGTGGTCGTGCCGCAGGGTTTCGAGCTGCTGGTCGAGCGCCAGCGGGCCCGGCGCGCGCGCGGCCGCTCGCGCCCATCGATGCTCGATTCGTGGCCGCTCGAGCCTCCGGCCGCGCCCGAGGAGGACCCCGGGTTCTCGGACCTGCTCCACGCCGGTCGGCGCCGGGACCTGCGTGGCTCGCGGGTGGCCAGGGTGCTGCGCGCGCTCGAGTCGGTCGAGGAGCCGCTGGAGGAGGACGTCGCCTTCCACGACCTACTCCACGCCGCGCGCCGGCGCGACCTCCGGGGGCTCCGCCCCGGACGCCTGCTGCGGGCCTGGACGGGCGCGGACTTCGAGGAGGCCGTGGTCGAGGAGCTGGAGGCCGCGACCGACCTACTCCACGCCGCGCGCCGGCGCGACCTCCGGGGGCTCCGCCCCGGACGCCTGCTGCGGGCCTGGACGGGTGCGGACCTCGAGGAGGCCGCGGTCGAGGAGCTGGAAGCCGCGACCGACCTGCTCCACGCCGCGCGTCGGCGCGACCTCCGGGGACTCCGCCCCGGGCGCCTGCTGCGCGTCCAGGCGTGGGTCGAGCTGGAGGAGGCCGTAATCGAGGAGCTGGGCCCCTCGGCCATGGAGCTGGTCCACGCGCTGCGCCGGCGGGACCTGCGCGGCCGGCTGGGTTATTCTCGATTCCTGGCGGCGGTCCAGGGGAACGGCTCGGAGCCACCGGGCCCGTTCATCCCGCCCCCGCCGCCGGACCGCCGGCACCTGGGCGAGTATTTCTGGCACGAGATGTTCCACCGTCACGGGATCACGCGGCGCGGCTAGCGCCGGGAGAGGGGGCAGCGATGGCGGCACCCGTGAACTACACCGAGTTCAACAACCGGCTGAACACGCTCATCGGCACGCTCATCCGCCAGCGCGGCGAGATCGCCTTCTACGCCGACCACCCGACGTGGTTCGCCGCGTCGGGGAAGACGGCGCTGCAGGCCGCGTTCGGCGCGATGGTCACGGCCGCGAAGCCGGAGCTGGACGACCTCAACACCTGGGCGCAGGCGCAGTAGGGGGAGGGCTGACACAATGAGGCCGATCGAATACATCGTGCTGCACCACTCGGCGACGCAGGACGGGCCGACGGTTTCCTGGCCCGCGATCGAGAGGTTCCACCGCGAGGAGCGCGGCTGGCGAGACATCGGCTACCACGCCGGCGTCGAGCAGGTGCTGGCCTTGCCACCGCTCACGTCGAGCGCGCTGGCGCCCTACGCCTGGCAGGGACTGGTCGGCCGACCACCCGGCGCGGTCGCGGCCGCGTGCCAGGAGGCGGGGATGAACTCGAAGGGGCTCCACTTGTGCCTGGTCGGGAACTTCGACCTGGCGCCGCCCCCGCTTCGGCTGCTCGAGGTCGCGGCGCGCCGGTTCATCATCCCGTGGATGTCGGAGTACGGGATCACGCCCGACCGCGTCATCGGCCACCGCGACGCCGGGCTCATGGCCGGGTTCGACTGGCGCGTGATGGGGCCGATCGGGGTGCGCCAGTACAAGACCTGCCCGGGGCTGCGCTTCGACCTCGAGCTGGTGCGGAGGATGGTCGCGTGAGCGCGACCGGGCCAGCCGTCCCGAGCAACGGGATGCTCGAGCGCCTGCTGCGGGCGAACGAGGACCAGGCGCGCAGCGCCGGCGCCCTGGTCGAGATCCAGCGCGACAACAACACGCGCCTCGAGCACATCGAGGACGAGTCGCGGCAGCAGACGGTCGTGCTCGGCAAGCTGGTCGACCGCCTCGAGAAGATGGACGACGCCCGCGAAGAAGCGGTCAAGCTGGTGAAGGAGCACACGAGCGCGGCCGTCGCCTCGGCGTTCAAGGACACTGCCGCCGACGTGAAGACGACGCTGGGCGAGAGCGAGCGCTGGTGGCGGCGCACGATCTGGGTCATCGGCGGCCTGGTGGCGCTCTCCCAGCTCCTGGGCGTCGGCATCAAGGAAGCGATCGAGCTGCTCAAGTGAACGACCTCCTCCACCTCGTGCTGCTCGCGCAGATCACGGTCTCGGGCACCGTCCCGGACTCGCTGGCGAACCCCGAGACCTGCGTGGCCGAGTCGCTCGCGCACGAGCGCCAGGACTGGACGGCCGTTGCAGCTCGCGAGCCCTACGCGATCCAGATCCTGTACGGGGCGCGGTCAGTCGTTCGATTTCAACCTCACGGTCTCCGAGGTCGACACGTACACCGTCGTGGTCTGGGGCCGGAACTCCGCCGGGCCCGGCTGCCCGACCACGGTGCTCGCGACCGCGACCGAGACGACGGGCGTGCCGGCCTGGCGGCGCCGGCTGCTACTGCGCCCTGGACTATTCGACCTGCTCGGGCGTAGGGTGCGGCCGCCGCTCCCGTCCGGGCGGTACTTCGGGCGCGACACCGTCGCGCTCCGGTGAATCAGGAGGTGCAGGCGGTGGACCTCAAGCGCGAAGTGCTGCACACCATCGAGAACTTGGGGACCGAGGTGTCGCGGCTGGCCTCGGCCCTGCTGGGCGACGAGCAGCCGCAAGTCGCGATCGGCCTCACGGTCGTCGCAATCCATGGGAGGAGACCCTTGAACATCGATCGCGGAAGCATCGACGTCGTAGATACCGAGAAGGTGCTGCTCTCGGTCGCAGCGAAGGACCTCGGCGGGGCGCCCCGCACCGTTCCGGCGGACGAGTTCCTGTGGGAGTCCAGCAACACGGCGGCTGTGGCCCTCGAGGACGCGGCGCCGAACCCGGACGGCACGCCCGGAGACCCGTACACCAGGTGGGCGCGCACGCCGACCCCCGGCGCGGCGCTCGTGACCGTGACGCACGCGCCGACCGGCAACACCGAGACGCTGAGCATCACCGTCAAGGTGAGCGGACCGGGCGAGATCGGCCTGAGCGCCGGAACGCCCGTGGCCGAGGAGCCGGCCGCGCCGCCGCCGCCCACGCCGTAAGCGGTGCAGCAACCGGACCACCCGCGGTCCGACAAGCGCCGGGGCTGCCGATCGGCCCCGGCGCGCGCGGGTTCCAGGAGGCGCTGACCGGAGAAACACCAGGAGGAGGGACCGATGGGCAAGCTGCTCGAGTACGTGAGCTGGCCGGTAGTGATCGCGGTCGCGCAGTTCGTCGCGGGCGCGGTGCTGAGGCCGATGCTCGAGAAGGCGCAGCAGCAGGGCAAGCTGACCGGGTGGGTGAACGCCGCGAACTACGTGGTCGGGCTCGTGGGCTTCGCGCTGGTGCCGAAGGCGGCCAACGCCGCGGGCCTGCTCGAGCCCGTTATGGGCGGCTCCAGCATCTTCCTGGCGGCGCTGGCGCAGAACATCGCGGTCACCGGCATCCATTCCACGTTCAAGAACACCGTGCGGCCGGCGCTGCTGTTCCTGCTCCAGGCGCTGATGCCGGCGCGCAAGCCGGAGGCCTGACCGACTCGGCGCCGGGGCCCGCGCTTGGGCGACCCAAAGGCGCGCCCTTGACTGCCCGGACTGGGCGGGCGTAGCCTCGGCGCCTTAGCTGGAGGAGGTCGGAGGAGTGGACGGCGTAGGCGTCGGGGAGGGAACCCAAGGATGCAGCGGCGCCCGGTTCGCTGGAGCACCCGGTTCGGTTCCTTCGTGACCCGCTACACGGTCGACGCGCTGACGCGCGACCTGGCGGCGGCCGGCTTCCCAGTGAGCAACAAGGCGGTATACTCGTGGCTCTCGGGCCACCGGACGCCGCGACTCGACGCAGCGCAGGCGATCACGCGCATCAGCCGCGGCGCGGTCACGATCGACGACTTGTGCAGGCATCGGCAGGAGGTAGGCGATGGGCAGTTCGTCGAAGTACCACCCCCAGCTCGGCGCGCTCGGCGATAACTCACCGCTTTTCGTGGTGGGGATCGGGCTCGAGCGCTGGGGAATCCGCGGTGTGCTGCACGAGAACCCATTTGGCTACGACCCAACGGAGGTCCCGATGGAAAGCAGGACGGACTGGAAGTTCCCGATGCGCGCTCGAGTCCGCGAGGTGAACACGGGCGTCGAGGGCACGGTCACCGGGCGCTGCGAGTACCCGGGCGACATGCGGCAATACCAGATCGTGACCGGCGCCGGCGGCGTCGTGCGGCACGAGTGGGTCGCCGAGGCGCAGCTCGAAGCGGTCGACACGGCGGCGGCTGGGTGATCGCCTTCGGGGGAACGCGGGGGGCCGGGCGGTTTCATGGGGTTCCCGTGCCGGTCCCCGCGCCCCGAGGGTCCGCGACCATGGCGAGCGCCGAGCGGATCGAGAGCTGGCAGGCGTCGGTGGTGAGGTGTGGGCTGGCGGCGCGCGCGCTCAACGCGACGATCGCGCTGTACCATTCGTCGGGGCCGGACGCGGCCGCGGCGTGGAAGGCGGTGGAGGCGACCAGGACGGCGTTCTCGAAGGCGACGGCCCGCGAGGGCGAGCAGTGGCGGCTGGCGAACGGGCCGGACGCTCAGCAGGCCATGCCCGGCATGGAAGCACCGGGGCCGCGCGGGAGACGTGGCACGACGTCGGCGGCGCGAAGACCGGCGCGGACCCGACGCGCCGGCGGGGAAGGGAGGCCGGAGGTCCATTGACCAGGTGGCGCAGGAGTCGGGCGCGGCGCGGCGCGGGGAAGTTCGGCGTCGGGAGCAAGCTGGAGCGCAGCTACCTCGGCGAGGTCTACGCCTCGAAGGCCGAGGCCTCCTACGCCGCCCGCCTCGATCTGCGCCGGCGGCTCGGCGAGATCTACTGCTGGGAGCGCGGCCCGCGGCTCCCGCTCGTCGTGAACGGCCTCCTGGTCGGCCACTACCGGCCCGACTTCGCAGTCTGGGAGAGCGAGCGGGCCTACGCCCTGCGTCGGCCCGCGGGCTACTACGTCGAGGTGAAGGGGAAGTGGAACGAGGCCGATCGTCTGCGCGTGCGCTTGTTCCAGGCGTGCCACCCGATCGCGACGCTCGTCTGCGTCCGTCACGCGCGCGCCGAGTTCGAGGTGATCCCGACGCCGCGCGTCACGGCCTGGGAGCCGCTGGAGGGGAGGAGCGCGTGACCTTCGCCGAGTTCCGCGCCGTGCACCCATACTTCATGCTGGTGGGGGGCGGACCGCTCGATGGGCGAGTGCTCGCGACGAGCGGCTACGACTCCTGGCCGGACAAGATCAAGATGGTCACGCCTCGCGGCGTCTGCTCATACGCGATGCGGGTCGGCAACCTCGTTTGCTACGACTTCGAGGGGCTCGAGCTGGACGAGTCCGCTCGGCGCCGGTGGGCCTGGTTCGAGTGAGCAGCCCGGTCGTGGTCTCGGACGTCGTCGGGATCTGCGCCTGGGAGTTCCAGGTCCACCCGGTCGCGCTGCTCGGCCGCGACCGCTCGCGCTCGCTGTGCGCGGCGCGCCACCTGGCGATGTACGTCCTGCGGATGCTCTCGGCCTTCTCGCTGCACGAGATCGGGCGCATCTTCGCCGTCGACCACACGTCGGTGATCTACGGGGTCGGGCGGGTCCGGCGCGCCGTGCGGTCCGATAAGTCCTACGCGGCCAAGGTCGACCGCGTGTTATCCACAATCGAGTGTGGAGAACCTGGGGATAAGTGGCCCTCGGGGGCGTCCGAGGAGCTGGCCGCGGTGCTGGCTGCTCGGCTGGTGTGGATAACTCCGGGGTTCTCCACGAGTTTTCCACAACGTGCCGAGCCCGCAACTGGAAGCGGTGGGTCGTGATCTGGAGTTCTCCACATTCCCCACAGCCCCTACGGCTACTAGGGGTTAATTGCGTAGCAAGGAAGAGTATCTACAGCAGCGGGTCGGCCTCATGACCCCCCTGGTCGAAGTTTTCTATGTGAGCCGGGACGAAACTCGGAAGGAAAACCCACACGCCCCAGACGCAGCCGAACGCATGCTTGTCGGCTGGTACTGGTGCCTGGCGGACCCAGACCCGATCGGCCCGTTTGCGACCGAGGCGGAGGCCCAGGCCGACGCACAGGCGGAAAGCGGTGGCCAGTGAGCGCGGCCGACTACGCGCGGCGGTTCGTCTTGTGGGCCGCGAGTAGGCGGGCGCACATGTCGACGGTCTGGCGCTGCGCCGTGTGCGGCTCGAGCGCGGGGGAGCTGACAGAGTACGGTGGGCGGCTATACTGCCAGCACCACTACGACCAGCACGTCGGCGCGCCGATGGCCCTGCCAGCGGGCGACAGTCGGGGAGGGCAGGATGAGCGGAAACCCTGAAGAGCACCGGGCGCTCCAGCGCGAGCAGGCGATGACGGGCGGCCCGGGCTCGAAGCCCCGCGGCGTGCTCGAGATCTGGCGCGCCCGCGGCAAGGGCATGTTCATCGGGCGCGACGTGCGCGTCACCGTGCTCGATTTCACGCCGCGCACCGTGCGGCTCGCGGTCGAGGCGCCGATCTCGCTGGTGGTGAGCGGCGGGGAGGTGAGCCACGAGGAGCACCTCGAGCGCCAGCTCGACCGGGAATCGCGGCCGGCAGTGAGCGAGAAGGACCTGACCACCGTCGTGCTCCTACTCGCTCAGCCGCTGAGGATCGGTCGCCAGGCCACGCTGACCTACACCGGACCGCGCGACTCGCACGCAGCGTCGATCGCGATCGAGGCGCCGACGAAGGTGGCTGTGACGCGCGACGACTTCACGTTCGAGGAGCACCTGGTCGAGCAGAAGCGCCGCGAGCGCGGAGAGCGCCCGGTGGCGCCGTGAGCCCCATCCGTCCCGAGAACCGCGGCCTCTACCCGAGCGACTGGGCGACCGTGGTGCGGCCGCAGATCCTAGAGCGCGCGGGGCGCCGGTGCGAGTGCGAGGGCGAGTGCGGGCTGCACCCACCGCTGTCGATCTGCCGCTGCGGCGACGCCCAGCGCTACCACCAGGACGACAGCGGCCGCTGCTTGCTCAGCACGCACGCGGAGCCGTGCCTGGCGTACCAGTTCTCCCACGTCGAGCCGCGCCGGTGCAGCGAGCTGGACGGGCAGACAGCCCTCTGGGCGCGCGGCCGGATCATCCTCACGATCGCGCACCTCGACCACGACCCCGCAAACCGTGAGCCCTCGAACCTGCGGGCGATGTGCCAGCGCTGCCACAACCGCTACGACCGAGACCACCGGATCGCGACCGCCGCGCGCACGCGCCGGGAGCGCCGCGGCGTCGGCGAGCTATTCGAGGCGCAGTCATGAGGCTGACGTTCTCCGAGGTCGTGCGGAGAAACCGGCGGATCGGCGCGGTCTCGGACGCCTGGTGCGCGGGCTACCGCGCCGGGCTCGCGCGCCGAGCGCTGCGGCCCGGGGAGTACGTCGCATCGCTCGCGACCTGGTGGCGCAGGGGATACCGCCATGCGCTGGAGCGCACGGCGGTGCTTGAGCAGCTCGAGCTGTTGGACCCGAACCGAGGAGGAGGAGCGACCGATGTTCGAGATCATCATGCAGTTGGACCTGCTGTGGTGGATTCGCCGCTAACGTGAGCGGCTCGGCGCGGAAGTTCCAGCGGCGGTGGTCGCGCGATCGCGGTTTGCCGATGCCCGGGTGGAGGCGGCGTCTGGCAAGGTTGAGAGCGCGCAGCCGCCGCGCCGAGCCCAGGCTGTCGCCGGTGACGATGGTGGCGCGGCCCGCGGGGCTCAGGAAACACCCCCAGGGCGCGCGCCGCGGCTTCGGTGGCTGGGTAGCGGGCCTGCTGTCGCGGGTGCGGAAAGGACTAGGCGTGTGAACATCGCCGTCAAGATCGACGACGTGCGGCTGCTCGAGCGGCTGCGCAACCCCGAGAAGCGGATCGCGTTCGCGGTCGTGAACGCGATCAACACCACGGCGAAGACCGCGCAGCGCGCGGTGCAGCTCCACGTACAGGACGAGTTCACGATCCGCAAGCCGACGTTCTTCTTCGGCGGCGCCGCCGGCGGCGGCCGCGGTGGGGCGGCGGCGCGAATCGAGTTCGCGAGTGTCCGCAAGGGCGCGGCGTTCGCCGAGATCGCGGTCGGCCGTTTTCGCCGGCTCCTCCTGCCGCAGTTCGAGAGCGGCGGCCTGCGCGAGCCGTTCAAGGGTAAGGGCTCGGTGGCCGTCCCGGTTGAGGCCCGGGCCACCCCTGAGGCCTCGGTGTCGCCGGAGCTGTACGTGCAGCGGCTCGCGCTCAAGCGCCCCAAGGCGCTGACGGTCGAGACCAGGCGATCGAGGCGTCAGGGGCGGTTGGCGCGAGTCTGGGAGGGCAGGCTGGGCACCTACCTGGTCCCGAAGGCGGGGATCTTCCAGCGCATCGCGGCCGGTGTCAGCCGAGTGCTGTACGTCTTCGCGCGGCCATTCCAGCTCCGGCCGCGGCTGAAGTTCGTCGAGACAGTGCACGCCGTCGCGGTCCGCGTCTTCGGCGACAACCTGCGCGAGGAGGTGCGCAAGTCGCTCGAGTTCCACGGGCGGGGGCGCGCGGCGTGAGCGGCGCGATCCTGGTCTGCTGGTGTGGTCGGCTGCTGCCGTGCCACGCGCGCCGGTGGTGGAACGCATGGCGGCATACGCCCCCACGGATCGCGACGATGATGCAGGACGAGGTAGCAGCAGCACGACGACGACGCAACCTAGTCGAGTACCTGGAGCGCATGGCGAGCAAGCCGGGAGGAGGCGCAGCGTGAAGGCGTGGGACGTGGAGCACGAGCAGGGGATACACAGCATCGAGGTGGCAGACGACATGTCGATCGAGGGTGGGGCGCTGGTGTTCTACTCCGGCACCGAGGCGGTCGAAGAAGAGGGCGAAGCCCTCGAGGTGCCCATCGCAGTGCGGGCGCTGGGCTTCGGCACTTGGCGCAGCGTGCGCAGGTTGTCAGCGGTCGAGGTCGAGATGCTCGAGCAGCGCAAAGCCGAGGAGAAGGACGAGGGCCGACCCCCGCTGGACGCCGCCGGTCTCGAGACCAGGCGGGCCCAGGCGCGACGCCTCGCAGCGCTCAGGGGTGCGCCCGACCCCTGGCCTGACGATGAGCACACGGTTTCGGGTCCTTCCACGCAGTCAGACGTGGGTACCGACGGCG